GTGATGTGTCAGGCGCACTGTTGGCTGCATCCCATAATGCTGAGATGATGCCAGCAGATGCGCTGTCATCTAGGTATAGTTCCACATTCAGTGTCGCGGTCTTATCTACGGTCTTGTAAGCGCGACCCGATAGGACTTCTAGGACCTGCTGATTGTTTTCGCGCTCTAGTGTAACTGTTGATGCTTGGTCAGCGTAAGACACCGAGTTGATGCTCAGGGTCAGATTCCGACCAGTTATGTATGTTGCTGGCATGACTTGCCTTTCTAGTTGGTTGTGACCATCTCGATGTTGAGTTGGCTGATTAGCATGTCGGCGTTTCCGATCTGCTGAACTGTCGGTTGTGACCATCCACCTAACATCGAGATGTTATTGGCGAGTAGATCTGTTACTGACAAAATTAAGGTTTCCAAGTTTGCTAAGGCCGCTTGGTTGTCGGCTGCATTTACTATGCAAGTGATGTCAAAACGCACATGAATCCGCCCCCCACCGATTGCCCCTACGGTCATGTAAGGCGATCCCGGCACAAGCACAATGGCTGGCGGCGTGATGTTCTCATTCGGCCATGCATAAACAACCCGACCAGCAGCTGCAAGAGTTGCGGCAAGGTTAGCGCGGTAGGTGGCTAAGTTAGCCAAGATAGCCCCTAGTGTCTAGGTGCTTGCCTAGTAATCCTGATACCCGAGTGAGCATCGAGCGACCCAGGCGATACGGCGCTGGGCTTTGGAAGTCCACACCTTGTTGGCCTAGTGTGCCAGTGCGTGTGATCCAGATGTCGCATGCTACGGCGAGCGCGGCTTCTCTGACTTCTGGAGTGGTGTCATAGAGCGTGGCTTGGCTGGTCAATACGGCTCGGCCATTTGGAATTACTGAGCGTTTAGTGATGTCTGCGTTAGTGATTGCAGCTTCAAAGAATGTCACGCCATACTCATCGACACCAGTAGCTGTGACTGTGCGCGATCCGTCAAAAGGTGCGCCACAGTTGCTGACCGTCAATGCTTGGCCAACTACAAAGGTATTTTCATAGCAATAAAACTTCGCCACATTACTGGTCAAAGATACGCCCTTGATTGCTACATCATCAAAAATTAAGTAAGACAGAATGATGTTCTCGGCGCTGTCTGCTACCGCCTGGACAATAGCATCGGCATAGATGTCACCAATGCCTAGTACCGCTTTGAGTTCGCTCAAAGTGATCAGTGCCATTTTATTGTCCTAACTTGTAAGTGTGTGGGGGACACAGGGCCGCATCCCCCACACTTCTAACTAACGCTGACTAGGTCAGGTTAAAGCGGCGAACGCCACCGGCAACCAAAACTCCTACGGCTAGGTAGCCATAGAGCATTGTTTCGATTTCGCCAGATGAAACTACATTGGTGCTCATGCGTAGGATCGGGCTTTCGTAGATTGCAACTGACGATGGAACAACAATGAACGCTGACTCGTCAATGCTTGTCGAGACTGCGTTGCTATCTACATACAGATCGAGTCCAAGCACATTGCCGCGTAGCGACTGTGGGCCAGCCTGTCCGCCAGCGTTCTGTGGGTTGTATGCGTTATAGATTGGTCGGCCACCTGAATCCTTAGCGCCAAGTAGCAATGACCACTGGGATGTTCCAGCGATGTATGCAGTGGCCAATTCACCTGTTGCTAGGTAAGCGGCAGGGGCTTCGGTGGATACATACGAGATGATGCCATCGGATGATGCTGCTGTTGCTGTTGCCTGTGTTCCGCCAGCAGTTAGCGCTGCGATTACAGCTGCATCGGTTGCCTTGTTGTAGGCGCGTGTCATGTTATCGACCATTGCCTGGAAAAAGTCTGGAGATGAGCGCTCTAAGATTTCCACAGAGTAACGCTGCATACCTGCAAACTTGTTCACATCAAGATTCACATAACTGGAAACAATGCCAGTCTCAGATGGTGCAGCGCCCTCATTGGTATCTGCCACCGTACCTGCTGTTGTGATTTTCGGATGTGAGATGACCATTCCCGAAGCAGTTATGGCGCGTGAGCCAATTGCATCGATTGCTGGGCGTGATCCGATTGTGGTGTCGACAACTTGATTCACATACTGCACTGGCGTAAACGCTGGGTTAGTCGAGAATGAGTCATCGGCTGCCATAACATACTGGGCTGAATCTTGCGATCCCAATTTGGCTTTGATGCTGTGCTCCAGGTAAGTTGCCTGGCTGTTGATTGGGCTACGCGGTTTCACATAGGCCACTGGTGCTGCGGCATGAACAACCGCTGCTGCGGTCACTTCATCTGCCACTGGTGCGGTTGTTTCTTCCACTTGTATCTCCTGTGGGTTTTCCTCTGCGGTGGATTCCGCTTCGGTGGTTTCTGGGTCATCTGATTCACTAGCTGCGACATCAGAGATTTGGGCATCCTTAAATGCTGGGTTAGTTACATGGGCCACAGCTTCGAGATTGGCTGATGATACGACCATCACGCCTTTCTCTATGGTGTATTCATTCACATTGGCTTCGATGCTAAAGGCTGGGCGTAGTCCCTCGGATGCTTCGACTAGTGCATCATTGCCAGCACCCGTTGGCGCGATCTTGAATGCCATTGAGATTCCAGCCGGGCTAATCTCCTCGCTGCCAGCAATGCCGCGACCCAGTGGGCGTGTGCGGTCATGTTCCATGTTTAAGACAATTTGGCTCGGATCTATGTCACCAAACGCGCCAAACTCAAAACGCACTGGGCCAGCCGATGTGTTGCCTACTTTGGCAAAAGGTACGACAAGGCCCTTGATCGTGCGTGTCTCTGTATCGGCGGCCAATACCTGGCCTTGGAAGTTAAGTAGCATTTGGGTTTCCTCTCGGGGCTAAGTCCATTTCCTCACGCGCTTCATCAACATTAATGATTCCAGCTGCAAGCATTTTTTCTAGAACTTCGATCTGTTCAAGTGGGTTGCCCCGTAGGTAATCGTCAAGATCAAACCTGACCTCTTGGCCGCGTGGCGTGATGTCGTTCATGGTCAGTCTTTCCTCGATGCAACTCATGAATGGCTTGAGTGAGAAGTCCACTAGGCTTCGGCGCTCTTGGCTTACATTGGAGTAAGTCGCGCTGGCGCTTTCGGCGTTGATGTACCAGGCAGGGATGTTACACATGCGAGCAATTTCGGCGGCTGTGTTCAAGCGTGATTCGGTCAGCTGCATCTGTCCAGCATCGTAGCCAAAGGTAGTTACATCCAACGGGCCTGAAAGGTAGGCAGTGGATCGGGTTGCCCGGGCTTGCTTCCACTGAGCCAGCAAACTAGACACCTGCTCTGGCGGTAAGTCCACGCCGCTATTCTTGATCACCATTGTTGGGTTTGGCTCGCTGGCCATACGCTGAACGGCTTCCTCTAGCTTTAAGGCTGTGGAGATTGTGCGGCCACCACGATTGAGAATGCCCTCGTCAATTCCGCTAAACATAATCAGTGAGCCCACACCACTCATAGGCATCAAGCCGCCCTCGATGTAAAAGCCATTCACTATTTCTTGGGTATTCAAGTCAGTTGTGAAAGTTACTCGGGTCGGGTCGATGCGCCGGGCCTGTGTTGGTCGGCCATCCTCGGGACTAACTTCCAGCACTTGCCAGAATGAGCGACCATGAAAGAGTAGATCCTCGACAGTCCAAGCCATTGTCACTGCAAGTGGGATTGCTGGGTCTGGCTGTTTTAGGATCGTGCGGCCTTGGACTCTTTGGCCTGTTACTTCGTTGTAGGTATACATGCCTAGAGTCGAGATTGTGCCAGCAATAATGTTTCGCGCTCTGGCCACTGCTGGCACTTGCATTGCACTTGAGCGATCAACTCTGAAAGTATTGAAAGGCGTGAAGTAAGCATCCTGGTAGAACGGGATGGCGATACCTGCCCGAGCTTCGATCTGTGGCTTCTCGGTGGGTGTGCCCAGCAAAAAATCTATGAATCCCATTCTCGCATTACAACATACTAAATTACATTTGTGTAATTTTGTCCGCCGTTGTCCGCTTTAAGAGCGTGTTGTCCTACGACTGAGTGGCAAGTCCTAGTGGTCTTGATCCCTCTTTGATTGCCACCCAGTCTGTATGAGAACCCAAGGCAGGGTTATGCACTGATTATAGTCACACCTTGGCCCGGCAATGTTGCATGACCCACTGCCATCACCAAAGCAACGGCAGCTGAGATCGGTACTTGCGCGGCTCTGCGAGCAATACGCCAGCCGCCATCCGATGCCGGGCGGCGAGCACAGCTGACTAGGTGACTATGAAGTGTCTCTTGTCCTGGGTGAATGAGTTGCCCCGATTGCATAGCGTTAAGTGTTTGATCGCACATGATCGCAAAAGCCGCGCCCGACCATGGAGTGGGCTCAGCTCTGATGTAAGCCTGAGCAAGTCTGGGCGCGATGTAGCCAGCAGTGTTGGGATCATAGGCCAATACTCTTGGTGGGAATCTGCGAGCGATGCCAGCAATCTCGCCGACAAGTTCCAAGTCGTTGATGCCGCCCTCTTTGCGCCACTCATGCAAGAACACGCCCAACCCCTCGGGTCTTTCCTGCACAGTAATCAGGCAAGCAAGTTCGCGATTGAAGTTAAGGTCTAACGCCATCCAAGTTGGCAAGCCATCCTCTAGTTTGATTTCACGCTCGCTGTCATTCCATACCTGCATCGGCCAAGGGCTATCGATTGCATCGACCCACATCGAAAGACTTTCTGTCTTGAAAGCATCGGGGCTGTCAAAGGTTGCGGCATCCCTAATGTTTTGATCGCTGATCGTGTAACCCATTGCCGGGTTAGCATGTTTCCAGGCTTCGATGTCATCCACCGATGAGCCGGGCTCGGCGCTGTATTCGTAATACCCCATGCGATCACTGGCAAAAGTAAGCGCTCGGCGGCGCTGTTCGTTGAGCACTGTTGAAGTCAAGTCCCCAGCATTGGAAGTCCAGAACACTTGTGCATTGGGTCTGGCTCGGGTCACTGGAGTAACGGCTGCCCAAGTCGCTTGGTCAATTTCTCGCAGCTCATCGACATAGAGCAGGTCTGCCGTAGATCCGCGTGGGCCCTCGGATGTGGCGGCTCGGATTGAATACTTGCGAATGCGCTCGCACTTGCCATTACAAGATTTTGGGTAGTGGTGGCAATAGATCTCTAACTCCTCTTGGCCGTTAGTGCGAGACACGCGCTTGATCCGCTTACGCATCCAGTCCAAACTCTCGGCCATATCGACTGTTTGCTTAAATGTGTCCAACGACAGTTGCCTGGTCTGGCTCATTGCAATGGCGTTCTTTTCCCCAAAGATGTAAAGGCCAGCAAGAATCCGCATCCGCATCAGATGAGTTTTCCCATTCTGCCTGGCACAGAGCACCCCCACTTGCGACCTAGCCCAGCGACCATTGGGCAAGATTTTTAAGGCATCGTCAAGCACATACTTTTGCCACTCCAAAAGTGGGACACCTAATTCGTCAGCTAGTGCCGCCACCACTGGCCCTGCGCTGGGCAGGTTTAGGCTTGGGCTTTCGATCCTTGGCTTCGAGTAACCGTAGATAGTTTCCGACATGGTTTGTCCCGTCATTTTCCTCGCCCTGTTTTCCTGTTGTCCTAGTCTCTACTGTGAGATGTAGCTGCTGCAATGTCGCAAGATACTTTGATGCTAATGGTGTCGCTTCTTTAAGATCGCCCAAATCAAAGGCCGTATCTAAGGCCAAAGCAAGCCGCCGGGCCAAAGTGATTGCAGCGACATCGGTAGGGGCTATCCAGTTTGCCACCGATAGTGCCGAGTTCAAGGATAGGTAGAGTCCCATCGGTTTGTCCTCTGGCGCTTCAGTTTTCGATTGGGTCATGACTTGGGCCTTTCGGTAGTTGGTGGGTCAAATCGGATCATTCGGGGAGAGATTCCTGC